CATTTCCCGCGCCTTTTCTTCGCCTAGATGCTTCCACATGTATTTTGCCGCATGTGGACCGCGCAGGAAGTCCACTACCTTGGCGTGGTACAGCCTGAACTCTTCTTCGTCGGCCTTGCTGTAGCTGATGCTCTTTGGGATCGGTACCACACCACCACTTGGACCAGCCGCCCACGTAACCCAAGCCGCCCCAACCTTCAGCCAGTAGCGGAACTGCTCGAAGTCCTGAAACTTCTCTTGCGCATCAAATACCTGCTGTTCAATTGCCATGTGGCGGCGATGGAACGGACCGGACCTGGGAAAAGTCATCTCGATTTCAGCCATCTCGCCCGGCTCTTTGCTGATTAGGATCGGTGAATCCCTTGAAGCAGTCGAACAGCACGCTGCGCGCACCAGCAAGACTATTGCCTTCCGGTAGTCCGATGTTAGTTCGGGTAATGGTTATATTTGCCATGTAGGGCCTATCCCCGCAGGCGCGGGGGAAACTGTGTTTAAATTACGTTAGAGCGCTTCCAATAGTTGCTTGAGATTATCTTTCGCCAGCTTAACTGCTTTTCCGTGCGCGCAACAACATCCACCCTCATACTGGATCACAAAGCCGGTACAGATGCAGCGGAGTGCCTTTGCATCTTGCAGTGCGCGCATTGCTGCGCGTATGTCCGGAAACGTCTCCTGTTCTGTGTCTGTCCGACATTGTAACGCATGTCGTAATTCTCTCCGTAGTTCCACTATATTCAATAAGTCGACTTCATCAGGCTCTAGCATTCTAATCTCCTTTACTTGTAGTTTTAGCACCTTGAATTCTCCCATACTCGAAGTATCGGGTAACCTCTCCTGCTACAAGATGCCCCGTTGATCTGGCGTGGCTAGCGGCTTGCCTTCTCGCTGTCTTGTAGTCTTGAAATTCTTTTCCGCAAACCGTGCAAGCCGCAATCACGCCCAAAACCAACCCGGTACGCTGACTTTTAACGTTCATTTCCCGTTCTCCTTTTTACGTTATGCCCCATAATACGGGCAGTGATCTTTCAGCTCTTTACGTCTGTTTATAAACCCTCCGCACGGGCTTTGATTGCCGATCCAATACATGCTTGCGGGGAGCGCTGGTATCTTGTATTCGTATACGCATTGACCATCCCCGGAAGGATGTAATCTACCCGCATCTGTTTTATTCCATTTCGCAAATTTGCAGCCCGTACAATTTTTCATTTCCCGTTCTCCTGTATATAAGTCTGGGTCAGTGCGTTTATTGCATTAATAATCTCATCGGGAAGTGCGTTCGCAGCTATCGAAACATAGCTGTTGTCAGCACGAAACACGACTGTAATTCCATAATTTGACTCGATACACTCACTAACAAGAACGCGAATACCAGCCCTCACCTCGTCAATTGCTTTCATCTCCCGCTCTCCTTTGCTACCTTGGCGGAGAATTCGATAAGCTTGTCTAGTTTTGCCCGGAGTTCAGTGATTGACGCAACCAGACTGGCGCAACGTTCTGCCGTTACAACATCTAAAACTTCTGCCGGGTCGAATCCCTGCGAAAATTCCGGTATATCGGTGTGAGAAAACTCCATTACTACTTTAGCTTGGAGTTCCACAATCTGGTGCTGTTGCAACTCGATAATATCTGCCGCAACCGACGCATTATGGTCTGAAGTTTCAAGATGGTCGGTCAGTCCAGACCATTTTCCATCCTCTTCTGCAAAATTCCGTAACCAGTTAACAATATAGTCCGCTTGGTTCATCTCACCCTCCAAATATCAAGTACAACAATCCAGCTATTGCACATCGCATTATCACGTCATGTGACTTGAGGTCGTTTTCGTCCCACCAGTCCTGAAATGTTTTCATCATTCACCTCTCCGTTGTAAGAAAAACCCCTAACCTAACGTTCTAGCGGGACTGCCGCGAAGCACACGCGCATATTGTTTCACCACACGTCTTACAATATCCGCTCATCGCTCTTTCCTTTCATAGCTAGGTGTATTTGTTGGTATAGACACCTGAATAGGTGTATATCAATCGTTAGGCATCAAGTGCGGCTCTTGCAAATTTTGCAATTTTCTCAGCCTGCGGAGGGTGATATGTCCACGATTCCCCGCCCCACACTCTCATGCTGTGCGTTTGATGTTCGCACTCCACTAGGGCGGCTTTCAACCGTTTTATTTCTGCTTCGAGCGTTGTGGCCGAAGCGCGGAGTTCAGATTCTATCCGTGCAAATTTATTTTGCTGCCAAGCAATAGTTTCCTTCATACCAATATGAAGTATCTTTGCACTAGCATCCCAAGCATCTTGACAACCAGTGCGCCCATGCTGCGGATTTTTCTGTACAGTTTTATACCATTCTTCAAATTCTTCACTCATTTTCCGTTCTCCTCTTGGACCGTATTTTTAGTGTCCTCTACAGCCTTAGCGTAACCATGATCGTAGCCTCGGTTATAGGCACGCTGGTAAATAATATCTATTGCGTCGGCTTTGATAAATTCCATCTCCCAACCGGGACTGCATTCCTCGCAATATCCGACATATCCACCATGCGGGCATTTACTCATGTCACCCATATATCCCCCGTTTCCTAACCCATCATTCAAGAGGGACAGGCCAAAAGCGGCCTGCCCCTTAGCTACACGTTAGCCGTCAATATCCGCCTTCACAAATTCGACTAAAGTTTTTCCGCAATACGGGCAAAACTTCATATCGTTTTCGTATGGCGTTCCTTCGGTTACTTCAAACAGATTCCCGCACTCGGTTTCCCATGCGCCATTATCGTCTTGCGCCCATCTGCATTTTTTCGTTTTCATGTTCTCTCTCCGTAGTAAAGTGCCGTCTAACCCGTCAATCAACTCGGACACGCTAAAGCGTGCCGCTCAACTCTACGAATGCCCCACCTTCGCGGCTAACTTCGCCTCTTCCATCAGCCTGTTGTGCTGACCGAATGCTTGTTCCATGTCCTCTTTGTAGTTCGCTTCAAGCTCCGCGACTTTGGCGCGCAGGGCGGTGTTCTCTTCCCATGCTTGGTGTAGTTCGTCCATTTCATTCTCCTATCGGTGTCATCACGCACATGACAAGTATCAAACATGTCAACAGTGCAACGGTAAAGAAAAACAGTATGTCAACGAGTTTCATTCCAGTCTCTCCGCCGCACGAATCTTTCGCATCTTCGCGCAGAATTTACATTGCCTATGATGTCCATGCTTATCATAATGGCTGTAAAACTCTGTCCCGCCGCATTTAACGCATGGAGTATTAAGTCTTGGTCGGCTCATCATGCCTCCTTTATTTGGATATTGTGGATATAGCGCATCAACTTCCGTTTCAGGATGTAAACCGGCAATTTCTTGGTCATCTCGCTTTTAACGTCAATCACTTCTTTCCTGCCATCCGAATAGGTAACAACAAAGTCGGCAACATAGGTTACGGCTCGTTCTCCGTCCTGCTTGGGGATTAGCTCATACTTCACCTGTCTGTCGATTGTAGCCACCCTCTCGCTTGGATTGGAGGCATTCTTGAGCGCCATCAGGGTATAGTAATAGCCTTCCTCTTTTCTGGAATCGAAGCCATTTGACTTTATGTTTTTGTACTTGCTCATTTGCTTATTCTTTTGCCTTTCAGTATATTTTTGCATTCTGCAATCGCTCGATCGCCGTCAGTCTTGACGGCGCCATACTTGCTCCGAGCCGAATAAACTGATTTTTTATCCTTGTATCCGTGTCGGTTCATTTTTTCAGCATCTCCTTCATGCGTTTAATTTGAGCTGCAACTTTCGCGTCCTTTGGTATGACCACTTCCTGCTTCGTTTCATCGAATTTTTCCAAGTAATCGGCGCATTTCGTTACCTGATTCTTTCCCGACTTGTATTCTTCATCAGTGCCGAAACTTACGCGCTTCTTCCTGCAACACCACTTTACAAATTGAGCTGGCGGCTTCGTTACATAGCAAGCTCGATGCAGGCACGAAGGACATATCATGCCGGAATCCAGTAGTACCAATATTTTCCCTTGCGCTCGCACTCGACCTTTTAAGATGTAATCCTAACATTATGCTGAGGGTGCAGATCGGCCTGATAGTTGGGCGACAATACCCAGTTGTCACCTAAATATTTCAGCGCCGCGTGGCGTTTTTCCTCGTAAGCATCTTCTGATTCGAGGCGTTCTTCCATCGCGTCTAACTCATCTTCCAAAATAAAGAATTTCATATTGGTAGCCTCCATTCAACTTCTTCCATTTTGTCAATCGCAAGCGAAAGATATGACGCAACATTGTCCAGGTCGCAAGCTGCCTCGGTGCAATAGATCGCTGCTCGGTAAAGACAACCTGCTGGCGTATCGATAAGGTCTCCTTGCACTGTTTCGCTCAGAATCTCGCACCTGTCGCGCATGGCTTCGGACAATTTCCGCATGTCCTCCGCGCTGGCGTATCGAATATCAGCCAGAATTAAAGGTAAATTTTTCATAGTCCCAATTCCTTTTTTATGTTGCAGAATGCGCCAATACGGATATGACGATGTGAGTCGAAAGCAATCACTTTTTCAAAATATTCGCCGTTCGCTCTCAGATTTTTAACTATCGTAACGCGGTCTTTGTTGCCTAAAAAGTCACGGTAGCAATTCACCACGCGCCAACGCATCGCACTACCACAAAGCGGCGTTGCATTCGGCACGGCTATAGCCCATATCCTGAACATGCTTAACCTGCCATCGAATAAATAATCATCAAATCGACAACGGCATAAAAAGCCGTGACCATTAGTGCGGCTACAATTGCATCTTTCATTTTGTCTCACCTCTCAGCCATTCGGTTGCAGCCTGATATTTGTCAGCCGGAATTTTAGCAATCGAACCGTAACGCTTAATCAGGCTATCTTTTTTTGCAGGATATGCGGCTACCAGATCACCGATAAAAATTGCTTGGTCGGCGGTTATAAATTCGTCCAGTCCTTCCTTGCTCTCTTGCACGGTCGGCATTGCTATAGTGACATTTTTTTCTGTCCCTCCCTTCGCCCATTGAGCAATCAATTTTCCGCTCTCCTCGTTTACTTGGCGATCGAGCGGGAATAACGCCTTGTGCTGCTCTTGCAGCTTGATGGGCTGCGGGATGCCTGGACGGTCGGCGGTAAATAAAAGGCTGGTCGTTGCCTCGAAGGGCAGGCTCTTGTCGCACACCGGGATCCAGCCATCCAACCCGGTTAGAGATTGCTTGGCATGGATAACAATTTTTCCGTTCTCGCGTACCATCTCCACCTTTTGCTCGGCCCGAAAGCATAGAATCAGGTGCGCCCTTACCTGCAATAACGATTGCACCATTTTTTTATGTGCCATTTTCGGCTTAATCCAAGCGGCCATCTTGCAGGATTCGCGTTTTTTCCAGTCATCGCCGGCCATACGGTCAAGTTCGTGTTCCTGCATGTCCAATACGCCACCATCACCGGCCCATACATGCGAAACGCTATCTACCACGATGACAGGATAGCCGGCCTTGTCTGCGGCGTGTATCGCCTCGGTATAGGCTTCGGGGCTGAATGGTTCGCGCAGGTCGCCGCAGTCGAAATTAAACTGGTCGGCATAGTGTCTGGCGCGTCCGTTCTCGGTATCTATCACCACAAAGGGCTTACCTTCTGACATGCCTGAAGCAAGTCTCATGGCGGTCATGGTCTTGCCGCTTCCCGTCCCGCCTATTAGGTTTATCCATAAGGATATGTTCTCTCTTGATGCCTTTTTGAACATCATTTTATTATTCTCCTTTGTTGTTATCGTCTATGTTATTTATCAAATTAAATAAAAATAGTTTTGTTTCTTCGTTAACTGTACTCATGTTCTTACCCTCCCAAACAAGAAAGCCTCGCGGTCGAAGCCGTGGGTTACTTCTGCCGTTTCCTCGGCGGTCGCCATCTCCCACGCTGGCGGGTCGAGTTCAATAATTTCCTGCGAATAGCATGGAAATATGTTTGATTCGATACAGGCTCCCCATATCTGGAGGGCGCGTTCAATCTTCACGTCCGCGATTGCCCTATACGCTCCGGTTAGCTCAACGAAATAGACCGGATAGGGCGGCAAAGTCTCGCACACGGCGAAAATAAAGCGGCATTCCTGCTCCAAGTCCATCCGAACAGCGCGCCTATACCATTCGGACTGCACATCATAGCCATTTGACGAAAGGGATTTAATCCAGGCGCTTTGTGTGAGTTCGGTAAATTTCAGATCGACAATCAAGCTATTGTCGTTGTTAAGCCAGTCCGGTCTCGCTTTGCATTTTAAGGCGCCCTCATTCCAGAATAGGGAAGTCTCGGCCTGTCCGTCCGTGTCAAGGTGAATGCTTAGCGCCGATTCAATCTGAAGCCGTGCCGTTGCTGCGATGGCGTAAAGCTCGGCGGCCTTGTCAGCTATTACCGGTATTCTGCCGGCTTGCCGGGCGTCGTCCCTTGCCTGCTGTGCTGCCTTCGTGCGGAAGTCGGGCGCGTCGATTAGTTGGATTATGTCATCCTCTCCAAGCGTCAGAGCGTGCCGGATGGTGCCGCGCTCCTGCTGCGGCGTCGGGTCGTCGTGCGGGTTGATCTGCTGCATACGAGCATGAGCGGCGCTCTTTTGTAAAAGCGTCTTAATGGTCGATGCGCTTAATGCGTCGATGCGGTGATACTCGGCGGCTGGGATAATCTTTTTCATATTAGCAATTACTTATAAATAAGGGATTAGAATAAGGCCGACAGCGGCGCCGGCCAGAATTCCAATGATGCAAAAGGTAATTATAGTAAAGCCTGCTGGCGTGGTGGTTGCGGCTTTGGGCGGTTCATCTGCTGAATGGCTGCGCGGGCGCATTGCCTGATTTTAATAAGCGCGCCGGAATACTCAAGGGCGCGGCTCTCTACCATAGGGCTGCTTGTGTCGAGTGCGTCCGTGTGTTCGATAATGCTCTCAAAATAATCCTGTATTGATTGGCTCATAATCCTACCCTTTCATTTTTTCCGAAATAAAATACTTTATCCTCTGGCTGCACTCTGGCTGTTCGGCTGCTGGTTTTTATCCATAGCGAGCCGTTTGTGGATTGCTGTTCTCCCCGTCTACCAGGTCTTTCAGTCTGGACAAAACAGCGTCGATAAATTCCGGTGAGCCGTCAATCCTGATTCCGCAAGCGCCGTAAGAGCTTCCCTTGCTCTTGTACGGTATCGCGTCCATTACTGGCAAGATCGGCAAGTTAGCCGTTAAATTCGCCCATTGGTTCAGTGTGTCTTCTTTTGTTGCCATGATAATCTCCGTTCTAAGTTAAGAGTTAAGTAATTGTTATTGCTGGTGCTACAGTTAGGATTCTACACTTCCTTATACATACGTCAAGTACAAAAAATACAAATAGTTAGCTATAATTATTCACAAATAATACACATATCCACAGGACTGTAGAGTTAAAAATGAGTTATCCACAGGGGCAACAAAAAGCGTGCCAGAAAAAAAGACTTGACAAATAAAAAAAAGAGGCGCAACATTCGCAGCAAGTCGGGTGGCTCCTGGCTTACATTTACACACGAAGCGCGAACCCTTTAGAAGAGGGCTGTTTGTTTTTCTGCGGTGTTTTATGCCTTCGTGTGGCATCTGTCAGAAAATCGGCCAGCCAGCCCGGCCTTCTCCTAAAGGGTTTTTTTATGTCTGAATTAATGACTACTGACGAGCAACAAAAGCTCGTCAATTCAAGAAAAGCCATAGAGTTACGCAATAGGCTCATCCAGATTATTCAAAGCAAAAAATCCACAAAAGAGGAAGTAAAGGAAGCTAGAACATTTTTGTTTGCATTGTCACCAAAACATTATTACGAGCTTCAAAATATCGAGAAGAACAAGAAATTACATAAAGCTAATTTGAACCGTAAAGCATTAAATCATTAATCGAGTCGCAATCGCGGCTCGTCACCGCAAACCAGATCATAAGGATAGTTTGACGGCTCTAGGGTAAGGCCTCTCGACCCAGTGCAGTGGCAATTCCAGTTTAATTGACTGTGACCGCATCCACTATAAAAACCGCAATCCACATGGGCAAGGCAATGTTTCGCCTACAAAATTCACGTTAAGATGTAGGAAAAAATCATACCACGGCGCACCCTCCCGACCGTATAAAGGGGGGTTCGTACCACGCTGGACAGCGCCGAAGGGTTGCGGTAGCATACCCTGACTAGATTCTTCTCACTCAGCTAAGTCTCGCTAAGTTCTCCACTTGCTGCACTAGCGACTTCTAAAGTAAACACTCAGCTTCCAAGTTCCTTTAAAACCGATGCAGTATTCGGGCCGTCCCCGTTCTCGCTCGTTCTTACTTAGGCGTAACACCTCTCTAGCAGACTAATACCCTCGCGTACCTCTTATTCTTGCTAGTCAGTGCCTAATTAATACACGAAAGATGCTCTTTCATGTGAGTGATGGACTACGTCCCCCTTATAGCTCCCCTCTCATCCATAAAGAAATGCTTATGCATGTATTCGTAGTATATCTTTGACTGGTCTGTTCGGTGTGGCGGTCTGCCGGGTGTTCCTGCTTGCGTTGAGTGTTGCGATCCGCTGTTGTGAGCGTTCTACGGAGTGCTGATGCAGATGGGTTTGAGGTTGGTAATTGAGGTGCGCCCTCATGTACTTTCCCAGAAAAAAAAATGGTTTTACCTGTTGTCTCTATACTGGGCGTGTGGTTTGATGGTTTTGGTATTATTAAAATAGGTATTTGACGTGGCTTTTGTGTTCAGAGCGTTAGCGTCCCTGTGACTTTTGAGTGCTGGTGCAAGAGCGCGTAGCGTGCCTTTGTGGTTTGTAAAGATGTAAAGATATTGACAAGTTTTATATTATTGGTTTAATATAGATGAAGAAGTCAAACGAGAAGAAGGAGAAGTGAGATGAAGAAGGCTGAGAAGCGGGAAACTTTCATGGACGACCAGAGGAAGGTTGACACGAAGAAGGAGGTGTCCAAGGGAAAGGCTCCGGTATTGAAGGTTGACAAGAAGTTGGCAAAGAAATAGTTAATTTTACGAGGGGGCTGAGATGAGCGAACGGATTTATGTTGTAACTGTTGGTGGTGTTGAGCGTTTGATAAGTGCAAAATCCAAGGCTGAGGCGTTGTCGTATGCTGTAAAGACGACGATGCAATTTGCCTTGGCGACGCAAAAGGACTTGGTGGATTTGATAACCGATGGGATTATGGTTGAGAGTGTTACGGATGTTGAGGAAGAGAGTGAGTGATTTATGTTTGTGGCGCGACCCGCTGAAGCCTGTTGTGCATCGAATCATCTGGTTTTTGCTTGATATTGGAGCGCCTGGCAAGGAGTTGAAGCACGGTTGGCAGATGCAGGCTGCGGCACAGCTTGGTATGACGCGGATTACCCTGCACCGTCATGTAATGCGCATGGTGGATCAGGGGATACTTTTTGATGGTGGGAAGAAGGGCGAGGTTGTTCTAAACACCGATATATTCAGGAAGCGTGCCAAGCCGGAACTAATCAGGATGGACAAGAGGGGGCCAAGGTAACTGAATGCTGTTGACATGTAGTTATCTATGTGCTTAAATGTGTGCCTCATGAAGAGAACGAACTATTATTTTCCAGATCAGATGCTAAAGCGCGTCAAGCAGGCTTGCGCGATCATTGGAATCCCGATGAGCGAATTCATCCGCCGTGCAGTAGAAGCCGCACTAAAGGAGGAAAAGCTGTGATCCAGTGCCAGCTAAAACTTAGATTGAGCGCAACCAAAGAAGCGCAGCTAAATGACTGGATATGGTCTTTGACTGCGGTTCACAACTTCGCCGTTCGCAAGATAGAGCTTGACGCAAAGGATGGTATTTTCTACACCGGCATGGGCTTCCATAATATCCTCGCATATCACGGGAAGAAGATCGGCATACCGAGCCATACGGTACAAGGAATGCTGGAGCAGGTTCACACAGCATGGTCACGGTGCTTCAAGAAGATAGGCGGCAAGCCGAAGCTCAAAGGCATGCGCAACAAGTTAAATTCAATACCGTTCCCTGACCCCATCAAGTCGCTGGAAGGGAACCACGTCAAGCTGCCCGGCGTCGGGTTATTGCGTTTTCACAAGCAGGATATACCGGAAGGTAAGATCAAGTGCGGGCGCATTGTCAAGCGCGCTTCCGGCTGGTATCTGTGCCTGTTCATTGATGCGTATCGCAAGCCGATTGCCAGAACATGCTCAGGTATGATCGGGATAGACCCCGGATTCAAGGATTTGATCGTAACCTCGGACGGCGAGAAAGTGCCGCACCCGAAAGAGTTGCAATCCTCGCTAGAGCGTCTAGGACAGGCGCAGCGCGGCATCAACCGCAAGCTGGTAGCAAGGCTGCACGAGCGCATTAAAAACCAGCGCAAAGACCGCAATCACAAGCTGTCGTTGCGTCTGGTGCAAGAGAATACCCTGATCGTTTTCTCGAAGGACAACATCAGAGGGGTAGCAAAGAAGTTTGGGAAGAGCGTAGCCAGCAGTGGGCATGCTCAACTTAGGTCAATGTTGAGTTACAAGAGCATTCAAAGCGGTACTCAATATATCGAAGTCAATTCCCGCAATTCCACAAAGACATGCTCTTCGTGTGGCTCATTGTCTGGGCCAAGCGGTTTGAGCATGCTTTCAGTGAGGCAATGGGAGTGTAGCTGTGGAGCCAACCACGACAGAGATAAAAATGCTGCCGTAAACACCCTTTTGCTGGGCATGGAATGTGCCTCGAACGATGGAGGATTGCGCCATGCCGCATAACTCCGACCGGAATCCCCACGCCTTCAGGCGTGAGGAGGTTCAGAAGTCGTTTGCTGATTACTGGATAGAGCATTTTGATACGCTGGACGAGGAAGCGAAGCCTGTTTTCCTGCTGAAACTGAAGCGCGAATGGCGCGAAGAGGGAAATCACGACGCGATGGACGCGTTCTTGCAGTTGTGCAGCAAGTGGATGAGCGAACCAATACCAAAGTGAGCGGTTTCAATCTCAAGAACTTCTGGAAATTCGCGGCCTCCCTCAAGGTTGACACGAAGGAATCCGACCAGATAACGCTGGCACAGGAAAACCTCCTCGGCACGCAAATCTACATGATAGAGGAGATTGCGAAGGGGATAGAGGAGGGTGTTCACCACTTCGTAATACTAAAGGGCAGGCAGCTTGGCATCACCACTATCTCAATCGCGCTCGACCTTTACTGGGCGATGAAGCACAAGGGCATGTCGGGTTCTCTCGTGACGCACACAGAAGAAGCAAGGGAGATGTTCCGCGCCACCATCACGATGTACATGGAGTCGCTCCCCGACGAATGGCGCGTACCGATCGTCACCCACAACCGAACTCAACTGGTTCTTAAAAACCGAAGCCGATTTTCATATCAGGTTGCGGGAACCCGAAAAAACAGTAAACTTGGGAAAGGGCAAGCACTCACTTTTCTTCATGCGACCGAGGTTTCGGAGTTTGGAGACGAGGAGGGCATGGCATCACTGGAAGCCTCTCTTGCAGAAAACAATCCGAACCGTCTGTTCATCTACGAGTCAACGGCCGAGGGGATGAACCATTATGTTGATATGTGGGAAAATGCCAAGTCAGCGACCACGCAGCGTGCGATATTCATAGGTTGGTGGCGGCATCAGGGATACCGCAAGAAGAAGGGCACGCAGGAATACCGCGTTTACTGGGATGGCAAACTCACGCACGAGGAGCGCAAGTGGGTGACGCAGGTAAAGAAGTTGTACAATTTCGACGTGGACGACGAACAGATTGCATGGTGGAGATGGAACCTTGCCGAAAAGACGCGTGACGAACAGCTTATGTATCAAAACTTCCCGCCGACGGAAGATTATGCGTTCGTCATGTCTGGTACTAATTTTTTTAATCCATCGCGCATTACTGACGAGTACAAGGTTGCTATCAAGATTCCGGTGAGCAATTTCCGCTTCGTCCTGCGGCAGAACTTCGAGGACACGGAACTGACCGGCTGCAACGAAAAGATGGCTAATTTGAAAATATGGGACTTTCCGCAACACGGGGGTCATTATGTTATCGGAGCAGACCCCGCGTATGGTTCTTCAGAATGGGCCGACCGATTCTGCGCATCAGTGTTCCGTTGTTATAGCGACGGCATGGAACAGGTGGCAGAGTTCAATACGGCAGATTGTTCTCCTTATCAGTTTGCCTGGGTTGTTTGCTATCTTGCAGGAGCGTACATGATGAACGGCGCGTCCACCTGTATGCTGAACCTTGAGATTAACGGGCCGGGACAGGCGGTGCTGACCGAGATGAACCAGCTAAAGCGCGTCGCGGCCAATGCGAAGGGCGGGAATTCGCGCGGGATACTCGACGTGGTGGCCAACATACAGAACTTCATGTACAAGCGGCAGGACTCGTTCGGGGCACCAAGCGCGTACCACACACTTTCCAATACGCGCGAGAAAGAGCGTATGTTCAACTGCTTCAAGGACGGCTTCGAGCGCGGTATGATACGCGTGAAATCGCCCGGCTGCATCGACGAGATGAAAAATATCATCAGGGAAGAGGGCTATCTGGGCGCGCCCGGCAGAGGCAAGGACGATCGCATCGTGGCGGCAGGACTGGCGACCGTGACGTGGATTGATTATGTGAGAATACGCATGGTGCAAATGCAACTGAGCCGCGAAAACTGCATGAAAAGGGATGCAGAGGGCAAGAGCGGGGGCGGGACGGAAAGAACTGTCGAACGGTACCTCCAGCAGATAGGAGTGGGTCAGGGGATGCCGCGATGATTTGCATAAGCCCCGGCAAGGGCGGCAGGTACGGCCCGCACAAGGTACGCGTCATTCTGGAAAAGGACGGCTCAACACAAAGCTGGGAAAGTGAGTACCCAATATACTCGCAAGACGAGCTACGACGCCGTATAGCCAGATACCGAGGCACCCCGTCGAGTAATGGAATACCGAAAAAGCCGAGTACGGTTCTGGCGATACTGGACATAACCTATCTGGCCAACATAGATCGATGCAATAAGAATTTTTGGGATTTCATGAAGAACAAGCACACTTTCGGTGAAAAGGTGTCGAGGCGTCTTAGCCGGGCGGTGTACCTGTGTGATTCGGGCAGGGTGCGCAAATTCCAGTGGAAGTGGTATGCGATTTACGACAAGCCTTGGAAACCGGCGGTGAAGGAGATGCGCGTGAATGTTAATTTTTTGAGCGGCGTGACGATAGTCAAGCCTGTTCCTGAAGCAAAATTTGAAACGATGCCCACATTTGCCGAACTGTTCGGACGGAGGAATAAATAATGCCCGCTTTAAACGATTACATCTGTGCCGTTCACGGCAAGTTCGATTCCTTCACCGGAAAGTGTCCGCACGGCTGCGGTAAGGAGTTGGTGCAAAAAATCTTATCCGCTCCAGCCCTGCTTTCGGGGCGCACAAGGAGCATTGACAAGACGGTGC